CCGTACAAACGGCGGATATATTCGCACAAACAAAAGAAGCGGAGTTACAAATTGTCAAATTGCTATGGGGCGAGAAAAACGCTCCGGGTTTAATCCCCCAATTCTACAACCAAGAAAAGGCAATGCGGATTTTGGGCGATGACGGTAAGAAGGAATTTGTACAAATTCAACCGGAATTAGGTCAACCAATGCAAGAACAAGTTATTACGGATCCATTCGGCCAACCTAAATTAGATGAAGAGGGAAACCCAATCAAACAAGTATTGTATGATTTGAGTTGCTTTGATTTTGATATCGTGATCAGTACCAGCCAAGCAAGCGCAACGGCCCGCAAGGCTAACCTATATCAATTATTGGAAGCTAAGAAATCCGGCGTTGATATTCCTATGGATATTATCCTCGACTTTATGGACTTTCCGGAAAAAGAATCCGTCAAGAAGCGTATTCAACAAGCGGCAGAAAAGCCAGCTATACCAGAATTGCGTGTTAGCGGTAGCCTAGATGATATGCCAGCGGAAGCATTAAGTATGTACCTACAAACATTAGGGGTGCAGATTTCACCAGAGCAAATCATGGCGGAACGATTAGCCTTGAAAGGTAGACAATCAAACATTCAAAATGCACCGCAAATTTTACCGCCTATGAACGCTTTAGGTACTATGTAATATAAACTATCAACACAATAATAAAACGCTCCTATATGGGGCGTTTTTTATATTTCGCCCTAAGCAATGGCGTTAAACTACTTGCACTTATATATTCGCCCGGTAACGGCGTTAAACTGCCATATTCTTATATTCGTCCGGCAATGACGTAAAAAGGCAAAGGAGTATTTGATATGGAAAAAGATTTAGTAAACATCGAAGAAGCTGGTTTCACTCCAGAAGATTTAGAAAACGCGGGCGTAGAACTGGAAGAAACAACCGAAGAAACGAATACACAGGAAGGTGCGAATGATGTTCCCTCTACTGAAACACCGGAAAGTGATGCGAATGATGCGGAAGTAGAAACAGAAACGCCGAACACTAACGAAGGTGAAACGGAAGAAGAAAATCATGCGAACGATCAGAACTTAAAAGCGGCACTTGCACAGGAACGCGCAAGACGAAAAGCGGCGGAAGAACGTGCTAGACAATTCGAAGCACAACAAAAACCGATTGAATTACCGCAAGAAGAAGTATCAAATATTCGCGATTTCGTTCGCCGTGAAGCGTTGAAACGCTTTAATATGACGGCGGAAGATTTAGAAGGTTTGATGTATGAAGATGCTGAAAAGTACAATTCCTTCATTCGCTTTGAAGCTAACGCAGAATATGCGATTACTAATCAGCAAATCGCAGTACAACAACAACGACAAACTAATCTAAATTTCGTAAATGAAATTAAATCGTTACCAAACTTTGGTGAATTATATCAGCGCGGTTTGGATAAGTTAAACGGAATGACAATGCGTGATGCGCAACCGATTAACGATGCCTTTTATCGCGTTGATATTGGTGAAGGCACGGAAGCCGATTTTGAAACAATTAGGAAGTTTGCTAAAGAAGTACAAAATGAATTGGCAACAAGTACCGAAGTACCAAACAACCCACTAGAAGTAGCGGCGACATTGCCAAAGGCTGGCGCGTTAAATGGTGGCGTTCCTACACCTAATAAGGTAACGGAAGAAGATATTTTAAAAGCGTATGACACAGGCAATTTAGATGCATTGCCTAAAGAAATACGCGATTATTTAGACGAATTATAAGAGGTAAAATATGGCAGATCAAAAAAATCAAGTTACTATTCCAGCGGCGTTAGTCCCTAAGATTTGGACTAAAAAAGTGTGGCATGAAGGCTTAAAAGAGTCTTTTTTCGATAAATTCACCGCACTTGACGGATCTAACGTTGTGCATAAAAACAAAGACTTAGAAGGCGTTAAAGGTGATGCGGTAACATTCGGCTTAATGATGAATTTAAGCGGTGCTGGTGTTGAAGGTAACCGTGCGACATTGACTGGTAACGAAGAAACGTTAAACATCTACGACTTCACAGTACAAACACAATTAGTACGTAATGCGGTTTCTCGCTTTGAAGCGGATGACCAAAAAACGCAATATGACATGTTAAAAGAAATCAAAGGTGCGTTAAAACAATGGTTAGCTGATTGGCAAGATAACAAGTTGATTGCTAAACTTTCTGCATCTCCTACCGCTGGTGAAACATTGTATGCTTCCGCGACTGGTACACAAGCATCTATCACGGCAAATGATAAGTTGACTACTACGCTTATCTCTCGTGCGAAACGTAAAGCGAAAATGCATGGGCCAAAAGTTGCCCCAATCAAGGTTGACGGCATGGATAAATACATCATGTTAGTATCTACGTGGGCGGCTCGTGATTTGAAAGATGATGCTAAATGGTTGGCAGCACAACAAAACGCTAATATTCGCGGTTCTAAAAACCCTATCTTCACAGGTGCATTAGGCGAATATGACGGCGTTATTTTGTACGAATACGAACGTGTATTGAACGACAAAACAGGCGCATCTAGTGCAAACGTATGCCACAACTTGTTGTTAGGCAAACAGGCTGCATGCTTTGCGGTATCTCGTCCGGCTAAACATATCAAACAAGTGGACGACTACGGCAACGTAGAAGGTAATGGTATTGCTTTCTATGGTGCGATCGAAAAATCCAAATTCAACGACAAAGATTACGGCGTAATCAATGTTATGACTGGTGGCGTAGTAGAAGCGTAAGTATTATAGGCGGGGTAACACCCGCCTTTATTCTTATATGGGGTGAATATGAACGTAAAATACATAATCAATAGGGCGTTCATGCAAATAGGGGATACCTCTCAAGAACAATATACTCCGTATTATTTATTGGAGTATTACAACGAAGGTAATCACTTATTAAATGCCCTGATAGGCCAATATTGCCCAAGCCTTGCAAGGGGGACTTTTGAAGGTAAAGGGCGTGGGCGAATTGTATTGCCGTTTCAATGCATTAGCATATTGAATGTCAAAGCAGATGATGCGGACGTACAAGGGTATCAAGTATTGAATTTGCAAACGGTGGTATTTGATGCGGATCATGAGCAGAAAATAACCGTTGATTATATAAAGACGGCTGGCTATAAAATGCTCGAAGATGAAAGCGACTTGCCAGCGGAACTAGAGACATTGTTAGTTGATTATATCGTATATCGTGTAATGAACCTTGATATTTCTGGAATTTCAGCAAATATGGTTAATGCGTTGCAATCAATTAATAATGGTTTGGGTGGTAATGATTGCGTAATTGCGGAAGGGTATTGGAACTATGGTCGTAAGCGAATTGATTATTCTGGTTAATGTAGAGTCAAACGAAATTCTTGATGAACAACTAGAATATATCCAGTACATCAACGCCGCTATTGACTGGCTAACTACTATATTGGTTAGCATTAAAGATCGTGAAGTAGTTAAGAATATGGATATACCGGATAAAAGGGCGGTTCCTTCTGATTTCATGGGGTTTGTACCTAAAACCGGGTATCCTATCCGCATCATCAATGGAACATTTGAAACGTATGACGGTGAAACGGTCAATCAAGTATTTTATAGCGTACGCAAAAATCACGTTGATGAATTGGACGACACTATTCCGTTTTCTGAATTCTTTTATAGTTATTTGGTGCAGCTTGTATCTTTCATGGTGAAGAAAAAATCACTTATGACTGATTATGCTGCCTATGATAAGCAGTTCATAGACTACATCACGGAACAAATTAAAGTGGCACGGGGTATAACATAATGGGCGTAAAACAAGTAGCCATGACAAATGGTTTTAGATTGGGCCTTGATTGGAGTAACCCACCGGAAAATATCGACGTGCAAGCCTTAACACAGGCTAGACAATGCGAGTTTGATAGAACGGATAATGCACTCCGTACCGTTCCGGGCGTTCGTGTATTGTATGATTTTGGGTTGCCTGTAGAAACCTTGTATTATGATGTGTACCGTAACAAATGGTACTTTTCTAGTGGTCGTAATCTATACGAAACTGATTTCAGTACCAATAAATTACTGGGCGCGTTAAATGGGGCGGGAAAGCCTAAATATCATGCATTTGGTGGTGATATTCTTATTGCTAGTGGTGATAAACTGCAAGTTGTTTCTGGTGCTGGTAAGTTGGCAACACTAGAAAGTCCTGTTTGTGATATTGTTTCAAGTCATTCTGGGCGTGTACTTGTTGCATCTACTCATTCGCATCGGTTAAATTGGTCAGCCGTAGGCGACTATAACGCATGGACTCACAACTCAAATGATGCATCTAGTGCGCAGTATGTTGATGTTGGATATAAAGACCAAGGCAGCATTATTGCCGTTGATTTCTTATCACGTGCAATTATCGTATATAAGGAATACGGGCGCGTGTATCAAGTGATTGGTACACCAGATGCACGAAATTTAACGGTATACCCTCTATCCTATACTGGTTACTGTAGCGGGGCAACGATAAGCGTTGATGATCGTAGCTATTATTTAGGCAATCAAGGATTTATGTCATTTATGCCTACTAATACCTATGCGCAGGTTCAGCCGTTTGAAACCGGGCTGAATATAAATTCATATCTATTAAAGTACATTACAAAAGATTGTGATGTATGGCATATATCTAGCCGTAAGCAAATATGGATTAAACCATATAACGGCGATACGGTATTCATGTATAACTACTTGCCACGATATGAGGACGGGCGCGGCGTTTTTACATCGCGTAAATTCACGCACAACATCAATGATGCGGTGAATGTAGATAAAGAAGTATACATAGCTTACGGTAATAAAATTGGTATTCTTGACGAAACTATAGATACCGATGATAACGTACAAATTCAAACGTCTATAGTTAGTGGTAATAGATTGGCAACAAGGCAATTCATACTAATTATGAATTATAACTTTGTAACGCATAACCTAATACCCGGATACGGCACGATTGGCATTTCTAATAAGAAACCTAAACCGATTGAATTTGCTAGTAAGGCGGTTAAAACCTACTATGCGAACTTTAAGACTTACGATTATAAAGCGTTGATGAATGTCAATGAATATACAAAGGCTTATAAAATCGGTGGCGGTGCTAATCGCAATGTGCAATTCAAAATCAATGTTCAAAAGGGCGCTATTTCATTACGCCAGCTAGATTATACATATGAAGAGGTTTAACAATGGCATATAAAGAAAAATACCCTTTGGATATTACACCACAGGGTGATACAGTACCGGAAAGCATACAGAAAAACCGAAACGAAATATTGAACATCGCACAAAATATGGAACTAAAAGCCGGTGGCGGTAGTTCTGGTGGTGGCGGTGGTCTACGTAATAGGGTATTGAGCGGCAAGGTAAGCAACGGTGAATTCGCTTTCTTGACTGGTGATAACCTAAGCGTAATGATTGACGGTAGTCAAACACCTGTACTATTGTCATTTGCTGACGGCTTCAACGATTACGGCGCGGTTGATTATATTCAAACTATTAACCGCAAGCAAAGTGCATGGAGCCTACCGGCCAATAGTACATCGTATCTGTATGTCGAACGCTCCGCATCTGGGGGCCTAAGTTATGGCAGTACAACGCTTGAACCATTGCGACAACCAAACGCACCGGAAGCGGCAACAGATAAAATGTACTACAACACCACAATCGAAAAAATGAATGTGTACACAGGTACATATTGGAAAAGCATTTTACGTGTAGTGGTAGCCATAGCGGTAACAGATGCAACGCGTGTAAAGTCTATTAAGTATTATGATCCATACTTAAATACGGCAACTGATGCCGTAATTGGTAAACGTAGTGTTGACGGTAAAGACTATTTATTAACAGAAATACTTAATGCATTGGCTGACACAATCAAAAACATAGCTGGTGATGAAACATTCACAACTAACCCAGCGACTACATTAAAAGCAATTTCTGAAACAATTAAAGATTTAGAAAAAATCTATTACAAGAAAACAGATACAGTAAACGAAGCTAAGCATGCAACTAATGCAGACGAAGCCAAACACGCAGCAAGTGCAGATACGGCAAAAAATGCAGAAACATGTGTTAAAAAAACAGGCGATACCATGACAGGAACTTTAAAAGTTCCGGGGATTACAAATGATCCGCTTGATTTTAATAAAATGTCTAATACTCGTGTTGGATACTCCGGCATGTTAGTTGGCGAGGTGAACGGTTATACAGTTTGGGGTGAACAACGATGGGGCATGGGGGTTGCCTTTCCGTGGACATTTAACGGCGACCAACGAGTACTAGGAGCGCAACTATATTTTGTTAATAGTAACGGCGCATACATTCGATTTGATACCAATAGTAATACTATGGGTGCATGGCAAAGGATTGCCACATTTGACGAGAATAATAATCTTTTATTCCCAAATGGCGCTAAATTGAGGGTGGAATAATGCCTAATCTAGTACTTGAAAAAGGCGGTCAAACATACCGTTTTAAATTGCATGAAGATAAAAGCGTTACTCATAATAAATTCGTCCCTATTCCGTTTAATGGTAAAGACTATTACGCACGGTATGGAGATACATCAACACCACTCATTACGGAAGTTAACGGAGTTAAGCGTTTCATACAATATGAACCTGTGGACTTTCAAACGGTTAGGTGGGAAGGAACCACAAGCAATACGAAAACCGTATTTTTCCCTAAAGGTCGCTATGTTGTCAATATGATTTTGCATCAATATAAACGGATTGAAGTATATGTGAATAATAGCGAAGAAAAAACGATAACTGTAGAAATTACTAGTCTGGGGAGTTTTAACGGAAAGTATCGATTAATCATTCCGGGGTTATTTAACGAATTAATATATAACAACTACACCAACCCTAGTTATTGGATTGAACGAATAGGAGATTAGTCATGAAACTTGAAAGCCTTGAAAGTATGATAAAAGACTATGAACGGCGAACAGGGGAGCGAGTCAGCCTAAGTGGTTTTTACTTCGATGAAAACAACAATTACAAAGATAAATACAATTACTATTTTAAATGGTTCCCTAATGCGGGGTTCTTATTCTGGACTATCAACGAATATGAAGGCCAGCGGTACTTTACTATCTGGCAGACATACGGTGATATGAAAGTTATAGGTAAATACATTGTTGAAGTGATGAAGTTAAATGATCTTGAATTGATTGTAACGGCAACACATCGAAGCGTGCGCGGTTTTATTAAAAAGTGGAACATGGAACGTGTTCCACATATGGACTATACTTACAACGGTTTTAATTACAAAGTGTTGAAAACGGTGCGAAAACACCTTGAAGCGACTTTGTAGAAAGGAAAAGCATGTTTAAATTTGACTTGCAAATTTTTGGCGGCGGTGGCAAAAAGTCGAAGGTAAGCAGCATTGATGCAAAACTACCGGAAGCAACGGCCGACGAAAAGCAACTGTTACAAGGGCAAATGGATTGGATAAATAGAACCAATCAAAGCGCCAACACCTTGCAGGGCATGGGTGATAGAGCCTTAAATAATGTAGTTAGTCCGCAATATCAGCAAATGTACAATGCATATTTGGGGACTAACAAAGACAACCAAAATGCACTAGCAGCGTTGCAAAATCAAGTGGCAACGGCTGGCGCAAAAAACCTAACTGATAATACTAGATATACTAACCAGTTAGGGGCCAGCGTTGATGCTATGAATAATGGAGCGGGGCAACTGGCGAATGAATACAACGGCGCATTATTGAAAAATCAAAATGCAATGGATAGTATCACAAACGGCCAATTACCGGCAGCGTATTCCGAAGCCAGACGACAAGCGTTGAACAATGATTTACAGGCAACTGTAGGCAATGCGGTTTCTGGTTTAGCAAGTCGCGGTATTGTTAATTCTTCAATCACAGATAATGCATTGAATGATATTAGCAAGAACGCATCCAATACACTTGCGGCACAATATGCAAATGATTTGAACCAAGCGGCGGCGCTTAATTCGCAAGCATTTAACAATAGTTTGAGTGGTATCGGTGCAAAAATGGGGTTGTGGGGTAATACCTATAACAACCAACAAAACGGCATCGTAAATCAAGCAAACTTGTTAAATCAAGGATACACAAATCAAATGAATAATGCCGGTACTGCGGCGGGCCTTATCGGTCAACGTGAGGGGTTAGCGCAAAACCCTATTAATACAGGCGCCACAACACAAAGTGCATCTACTCAACCGGCTAAAGATTATTATTCTATGAGTCAGTTGAATAATGCAGATCAAGAAGATTTACTTAATAGATATATGTCATTACGCTATGGCCTAGCGCAACCGGCACAAACAATGGTTAAGCAAGGTTCTGGCGGTTTCTTTGGAGGACTTATGAAAGGTTTTTGTTTTGTAGCTGGTACTGAAATTGCAACGCCAGAAGGTGGCAAGGTTATTGAAACGTTTGTAAATGGTGATACTGTTATCACGTTGGGTGCGGTTAATGATGTAATTGCATTGCATGATATGGGCGAAAAGGAAACACATCGCCTTGAAACGTTTGATTGTAATGTTGTTACTACAGGTAGTGAGAAAGTATTAACTCCTGAAGGTCTTAAATTGGTCGAAGAACTCGCAATCGGTGAACCAATTATGACGGTACATGGCTATCAAGTTGTTACAGTATGCGAACCAACCGGCAATACTGAACAGGTATTTGAATTGCAATGTACTGGCGATAATTTATTCTATGCCAATGGTATTATGGCAGAAGGCATTAATGAAGCAGAATTGAAAGCGATTGCAGATGCAAAGAAAAAATCTGAAAAAACCGGCAAAAAAGACAATAAAGGAACCGGTGAGGGAACAGATGAAACAAACGATCAAACAGATAAAAACCCGGAAGATACTGACGAAGTAACAGACGAAAAAAACAACAAAGAAAACTAAAGGTAAGAAATCAGAGAAAGTAGAGGAATAACACAATGGGCGTTATCTACGTAAAAGACTTTGAACCGTGGGCGGCGTTGGGCGAACTGGCCGGTCAATATTTCTCGCATCGTTTAGGTGCATTGCAGAATAATAAAATGGCTAAAGGCTATCAAGCAATGTTAGGCGGTGGCGGTGGTGCTGGAGTAGAACAAGACCCGAACACCCCGCAAATTATAGATAATAATAACCGTATGGCGGGAATGGGTATGCAACAACCTAATAGCGCCGGCCAAATTAACCAGTTA